TAGCACACTCACGGCTTCCCCTGTAACGCCTCCGCTCAATCCAGAAACAGAACGGATGATATCGCGGATATTTTTTTCGTTTGACTCATATTGGTTCTTAGCAGTTAGTTTATCGATTTCATATTGACTGCCGTCAATTTGTAAGCTCTGCAAAGTAAGAGACCGATATAGTTCAGACATACGCTCCACGGCACTCGTTAACTTCTCTGCCGCTTGTTGAGCTTTCTTAGCTGCCTGCTCTTGGGCTTTAGCCGCTTTCGCTGCTTCCTCATTTGCCTTATTGATAGCTTCGGTATTCGTTAATCCGCCATTAGCAAGGTCCGCTTTCGCTTTTGCAAGTTCTTCATCGGCTTCCTTTCTAGCCTCGTCTGCAGATTCCTTTTCTTTAAGAGCCGCATCGATTCTAGCACCTTCCTCTTTGGTAGCCATGCGGTCATTTTTAATGAATCCGAATAAAGCTGAGTCTTCTATCCAATATCGTGAATCATGTGATTCACGGAACTTATCAGACATTCCTTGTGTCGAATTCGTATTCTTGTGAATACGTTTGCCGTCAACTTCTACATTTAGATAAGAACCCGCTGTTTTAGATGCATACACTGCATCATATATGTTCTTAGCTGCGAGCCCTGCTACCATAGCCAATGTTACCCACGGACCTGCAGCAGCAATTGTAGCTAATCGCATAAATCCGAGTGCACTGGTTAGTGATCGCATAACAACAATAACTGCTCCAGCTTCAGCTCCGAATTTGACAATTCCGCCGATAGCTTCCTTTTGCTCAGCAGTCATCGACTCGAATTCTTTAGCTACATCTAACACGCCTTTTGCGTAGTCATTGAACACAGGAACTAACTCATGGCCGATAGATACTGCAAGCCTTTTCCCTGTATTTTCTAAATCCTTTAATTCCCGATTTAGCTTTGCGGATTTAGCTGCAGTCTCATCATCGATGATAAGCCCCATTGCCTTGGCACGTTCAGCCACCTTATCCATCTGTTCAGCGGACATGTTAAGCATGGCGTGCATCTGATACCCAGTACGTCCAAAGAGTTCCATTTCGACACGAGTCTTCTCAGCCCCGTCCTTCATCTCTCTTAAGCGTTCTTGTATCATCTTGAACACTTCAACGGTATTCTTGCCCTTGATATCTTCAAGCGAGTAACCTAATTTACTGAATATATCAGTGCTAAGTTTACCCTCAGCCCGTGCGACTTCCATTTTCTCTTTGGCCGCTCCGACGTTTTTTGAAAACTTAGCAAATGCACCTGCACTATCCTCCATAGCAACGCCCATATAATTAGACACAGCTAATAATTCACTGGTTTCTTTTGCCGTAGCACCAGTAATTCCCGATAGTTTCTTAACAGCTACATCCCATTGAATAGCCTCCTTGGCAAGTTTGGCACCGATACCTACAACACCGACACCGGCACCTATCGCCATGAGGTCATTCTTCATTTTGCCAAGGGCGGATTTGGCGCCTTCAGCACTAGCTGTAATTTTCTTGAGTCCAGCTTCCGTATTCTTATCTGTCAGCTGAACGACAATATCAATTAAATTATTGGCCATTCTTATGCGCCACCTCCAATTCTTTGGCTTCTAATAATACGAGTAAGTCGATAAGGTGCGGTAGTGGCTCAATGCCGTAAGCCTTCGCCACTTCTAATACCGCTGGCATATCGAATCCTGCAATACCGCCTGAATGCCATCGTCGCTGCATACGACTAGCGTTGTATACTCGCATTGCTTGTCTCGTTCCATCTAATTGATGCGGGGAATTAAACTCACACTCCGAGCAGTCAAAATTCTGTTTGGTCTCACGTTGCATCTTGATACAATCAGAGCAGTATTTTGGTTTGTCGGAGTTGAGCCAACTCCACGCATCAATTAGTTTTTTTCAATTTCAGCCTTTTTTTCGTGCGTAAAGCGCATCGTATCAAGCGCAACTTCCATAAGATCATTGTCTGGTGCTGCGTTGATTTCATCTTCCGTCAATCCGTAGATGTGCTGCATAATCCATTGCGCAAGGTCACGAGAACGCAATAAGCGTTCTGTATCCGGTGCTTCCTCCGGAACTGGGGTATACAATGGGTCTAAACCAGATTTAATTAATTCACCACGTTCAGCGAATGTTAAGCCTCTTACTTTGATATCTTCAAATGCCATGTTGGCACCTCCTAGTATTGTTCTTGATTGTTAACTAATGTAATGATGGATGCAGAACGACCAGAATCCGCGCGATAGTACGCCTTGAATGGCAATTCAATATTGACGCCGCGCGGACCATCGATGCCCGGAGATTGTCGTTCATATACAAGTTCAGGCAACTTGAATGTAAGCGACCAGTCATCTTGTTCAAGCCGCAATTCCAAGCTAGATTCTGTACCGTTAATCGCTTTATTCAAGAGGTCCTTATTTTGGAAGAACGCCTTAATCGTCCCTGAAATTGATACAATACCTGGGTCGATGTATGTTCTAAAGCCTTTACCGCCGATAGCGTAAGAATCGCCATCCAAGCCAAAATCAAAATTGATATCGCAACTTAGAATATTGGCCACAGTAACGCCACCCTCTTTGATGGTTGCATTAAGATTTTGGAATGGTAAGAAATTTAGAGCCTTAGCTGCAGCATCAAATGTAGTGGTCGCTAATGTTTCCTTACAGCCCATTACATCCACAGATGCATTTAATTCAGCATCACCGCCAAATTTAAAGCCTAATTTACTAACTCGCACACCGGCGAATTGTTGGAACACGTTAACATCAGGATAGCCCTGTTCAATAGTTAACGACGGCATCGTATTACCGATTTTAAATACGTGCTCAGACTTCTTATTTGGTGCTTGGCCAGTTGTATTAGAAGTCGGTTGACCAAATGCAGCTTTTAGCCAGTATCCGATGTCGATTACACCAACAGGCACGGTTAAACTGCCGGACGTGTCGATGTTGCCACGGAATGGCGCTGCGGGATTACGATCGCCACGGATTACTGTGGAGTCGTTTAAATTTTGACTAGCTTTTACGGAGCTAGAAATAATCGGAGTGATGACACCGCCAGTAGTTGGCGTTGTACCAAAATCCGCCTCAAACGCAATCGCCACATGGGACTGAGAGCCCTGTGCGCGTTTCGCTGTTGCCATATGCACTTCCTCCTTTAATATTCAATATTTCCGCCGATTACATGCGGAATCTCTATAGTAGCTGTTAAACGTCCAGTAAACACTGGGCGCCAATTCATTGAGTCTAATTCATAGTCAATGTCGATTACTGGGAACGCCGGATTCACCTTACAAATGCATTCAATAATTAGCTGCCCTAGGTTGTCCGATTCTAGCGCTCCATCGTATCGGATAATGTTCTTAACACGAGTTGCACCTTCATGGACAATACCCCAAACGATCATTAATGAATATGTGTAGGTATCCGCAAGCCCTTCGCTTTTACTACTTGGCAGTAATATGATGCAAGGGCAGTCACCTTCAAGCGGGGCGTCAACATCGTCATAACCGATATACAGTTGCGCCGGCTTTCCATATTTGTCATTGCAAAATTTAGTCAACGCCTCGTCGTTCGCTAGAGCCTCAGTCCAGCGATTGACAATGCGTGACATTGGAATTGTCTGTTGCATCAAATCACCTTACCTTGTAGTTCCGTCGTGACGCGGATTGTGCTGCCGGGCCATAAATAGCGTAGTCGCCTATCTTACCCTCGATATAAGGTTTAAGTTTAGGTTGCAACGCTGATTTCATAGGGCCATAAGTATGACGTGGCTGAATTTTGAACATCGATTTACCCTTAGGCAACGGTACTCCTGCGGCAAATAACTTCTTGCGCATAGGCTCTGTAATTTGCTTAGTGTACCCTTCTTCGATGCGTTCGCCTAACCGTTTAGCTGAATTAGATAACCACCCAACTCGGACGGATTGTTTGCCCTTGTCATATTGGTATCCGACTGCATTCGATAGCTTACCTAGAGGACTGTATCCGATTGTCCTGGCGCTAATACCCATATCAAGTAAGGCATTTCGCGATTTTGAGCCCCAGGCCTCTCGTTCAGCTCGTCCGCCACTTTGGTATGCTTTGCGAAGTTTAGCACCAAATGCTGACTCAAATGCAGCACGTCGCGCAGGTGCCATGAAGTTAGGATACTTACGTCCGCCCGGTGCACCTGACCGAATGCCCTGCTTGATTTCCTTTTGCATCATCCAACCTGTTGACTTTAATGCCTTACGCATCCAGTCCGGTTTTGTTTCTGCAATGAAATTCAGATACGGTGTGGCTGTGTCTGTAATCGTAATAGGTTCATTACTCATTACGGTCTCACCGCCCTCACGTTATGGACGATTTCCAAACAATACATCGTACCGTCAAAATTGGAAATGTGATCAACGTACCATTTCTCGCCATTGATATACACTTCGTCTTTTGACCGAGGTTCGGGAACATCCTTAGCACGCACCCAAATTTGAGCCTTATCGGCTAGTGCTTTGTCAACGAACCCGGAGCCCTTACCGTCATATTCACCGATTTCTACACTTGCCTTTATGGACTGACCTTTGTAAGTAATCTTTTCGCCGAATACAGAAAGCAGTGCATTAGGCCTATATCCTAATTTCATAGTGCATTACCTCCTATGGAGTAGGG